AAAAAAAAATATTGTGAAATTTGTAAATGCAAATTCACGCCAAGAAATAAATTACAAGTTTTGTGCGGGAAAACATCCTGCAAAAAGAAAAGGGCCAAGTTGAAGGCAAAAGAGCTTTCAGACAGTGAATACCCGATGGAGAGGCGGTGTTCTATTTGTAATGAAAAGTTCATTTCAAAGGGACCCAAAAACCATATTTGTAGCAATGAAGATTGCAAATACAAAAACGGGTTGCGTCTTAGAAGAGAGTCTGGTAGACGTAATAAGAACAAGGAGAAGAAAAAGCCGGGACAACACAACGAACCGGTTATGTGGGATTGGAAAAAATTTGGTGACCCATATAAAGAGATTACAGCCCCATTATCTGGGCTTCCAGGTCGTCACGCTCAGTTCCACCCAATGTCTTAAAACTAGGAGTAGCCTGCGAGGCTATCAATCAGCAAAATCAAGAGGATACAGATATGAAACCTAAGCACACTGAAAAAGACTCTCGTGGACACCTGATCGTTGCTTGCTGTGAATGTCAGCGTGGCGGCAATGGCGACCAATCCTGCTCGGCTGGAATGGATTCAAAACGATGGGACTATAAGTCCTGTTTCTGCGGCCAGCTCCTCGACAAGTACGACGCCAACAAGGTGCAGTAACAAATTTACAGACGCGGCGGCGCGGAAAGCAGACACGCAGTGGATCGGTAGCTCACGACCATACCTGAAAAATGTGAGGGCTTGCGATAATTAGGTGGATTCCCCCAAGCAAGCATGGACCACCATGAGAGAAAGGCATTGTCCGCCTTTGAGGATAGCCGGAGTAGCGACCGGCCCGCGTCAACAAATTAAAGGTAGGCAGACGATGAGTAAAATTCACTACGAAATTCCAGCCATCGACGACAGGTTTATCCGCGTTGCTTGCCGGAGCCGCGAGTTCCAGAAGTACACGAAAGACCTTGGACGTGTGACATGTGCGAGGTGCCTCAAGACGGAAGTTTTCCGCGAGGCGTGGGCTAAAATGAAAGCGAAGAGTGGAGCCTAGATATGAGCGATCAAAATTGCATCTACTGCGGAGAGTTAGTCAACTACTCGAGCGAACCGGAGTTCGGTGAAACTGGCGATAAAACGCCAAACGGCCCCGCTCATCATCGGTGCATTGCCAAGGCGCGGATCGAAGAACTTGAAGCCGAAGTCAAACATTTCAGGACAAAGGCCACAAGGTTTGAAGCTGAGAACGCCGCATTGCGTGATGATGCTTGCAAGCTGTTCGTCAAGCAAATGAAGGCAGACGGAGACGGCTTTCGCTTTGTGTTCGATAGCAATCCCGCTCTCCGCGCAATGTCTGAATGGGCTGTAGGTTTTCTCGCCGCCAATGACGCCCCAAATTTCATAGCAACAGAGTTAAGAGGTGGGCCATTCCCTGTCTCCATTTCATTTGAACGCATGGATGGAGAGGACACCCCCGCCGCCAAGCTGACCCGCTTGGATAACGCTCTGCGCTCTGTTCGTGAGCAACTTATCGAAACGGGTCTTGAACCCGGGACGCGAGTGGTTCGCACTATTGATGAAGCAACAAAGATTGGAGGGTAGGTTTATGAAAGTAGGTTGCATGCCTTTTACTGCCCGACTTGTGCGCTCCATCTTGGAAGGCCGCAAGACGCAGACACGCCGAGTCATACCTACGCGGCTGACTTGTAATGCCGACATCGACAAGAACGACCCAACGTATTTCTTTGTCGAAGATCAGTACGGAGATTGGGAACCCGGCGAAGTGTACGCGCCTTATCAGGCTGGTGATATCCTTTGGATCCGTGAACCGGGACGTGTTGTTGATTTCAACTATTTCCCCTTACGTGTGGACGTTGAATACAACGCAGACCGTGACTTTCAAACGGTTCTCATGCCTGAACGCCTTCAGAAAGAAGATGGACTCGCGGGATTACCCCGGTGGGCATCGGAAACGAGGGGCATCCCTAACGGCATTTTTAAAGAAGCTGCTCGACTCTTCGTCAAGATCGTCAATGTTCGTGTCGAGCGCGTGGCCTGTATTTCCGAAGCGGATGCTCTCGCCGAGGGCATGGACACGCAAGACGAAGACAGGTTGCTCCCTACCCCAGTCGAACAATTCCAATACCTGTGGAACGACCTCGCGAAGAAAGGCTCCGAATGGTCCGACAACCCATGGGTGTGGGTCTACGAGTTCGAGCGCACCGACAAGCCCGCCGATTGGCCGGAAAATTGATAGTAGTCTTGGAGGAATAATCATGATCGAGATTTGCAATATCAGAAATGGACACCCGACAGAGGCATACGATTTTTACATTGATCGTCGCTCACCAGTTGGCAATCCGTTCCCCATGAAGAAAGAGGCGCAACGCGACATTGTGTGTGACGCCTACGAGGAACACTTCGCCAGAATGGTCAAGCTCGGCAACCATGAATTTGTCGGCTACCTGACCACCATGAGCAAAGCCCTTGAGATTCACGGCAAGGTACGCCTGTTTTGCTGGTGCGCCCCCAAGCGTTGCCATGGCGAAATGATCAAGCAGTATCTTGAGTCAAATACGCCGTCTCATTCAAAAGAAGTGGGCAACAATGAGTAAAACGCACGTAGTTATGTTTTCAGGGGGTAAGGATTCCCTCGCTCAACTCATCGTCATGATGCAGCGCAAAGAGCCTATCCACTCTGTTGTGAATGTTGATGTGGGGTGGGAGTTCCCGTGGATGTACGACCATATAAACAAGGTTGCTGCCATGTTGGAAAGCAAGGGGATCAAGTTCGTCCGCTTCAATATCGCTGACAAGATTCGATACCTCATGTTTAAGCATGCCGTTTTTGGGCGTGACGAGCCATACAAAGGCAAGCTGCGTTACTTCGGCAAAGGATGGCCCGGCCCCGGTCGCCGCTGGTGTACCCGCGAGAAAAACGAACTCAAGGACAAGTACATCAAATCCATTGATGGGGCTGTGTCCTGCATCGGCTTTGCCGCCGACGAAGCGCACCGCGCCGAATCGAAGAACCTAAAAAAGCAGCCCTATGATGTGCGGTTCCCGCTCATTGAGGAGGGATTAACCGAAGTCGACGCCCTCGCGCTCTGTCGTGAGCATGGATACTACCCCAAAGGCGGCTCCCCTTACGATCACTTCCGGCGGGTGTCCTGCTTTTGCTGCCCACTCCAACCGATCGAAGAATTGCGGGCCTTGCGCGTCAACTATCCCAACGAATGGGCGATAATGCTCAAGTGGGACAAGCTCATGCCGAGCATCAATAAGCCTTTCAAGGCCGGGGAAACCGTCCATGATCTGGACGCACGTTTTGAGTACGAAGCAAGCATGATGGGGCATTGCCATGTGGCGTAAGATCAAAGATTTTTTCATCCGTAACCTTTGGAACGGGTGCCACGGCTGCAAGCATAGCGTTGACAACAAGCGCGGCCCTAATTGTTCCGCATGGTGCGGGTTTATCTAAACTGTTCAGCAGGACTATGAACATGAAGAAAAAAGCACACCCCCGCTCTTGCCACAAGTGCCGTTATCTCGGTTCAGAGAGTGACGGGAACTATCCTGAGTTCGCGCAGAGTTGGCCGTCTTGCAACAAGGTGGAAAGCTACCAATATCTCAGGTCGTTTCCATTCAAAAAGCGGATGCCGTGTTTTCGCAATCGACTGCGCATGTACTACGGACGTACCGGATGGTTTGAAGGCGGCGTGTACACGGGCCGGGACAACCAGGACAAGGGAAATAAGTGCATCCGTGGGTTGATCCACGAATAACCACTAATCCGCAATGAGGTGATGAAATGAAAGGGATCATGAGTGAAATTCTGGAGGCCACCGCCACGGGCGGTTCCGACAGTAGCTCGACGGCTGTTTATCTCGGCCACGTCCAGCACCTTGCTTTGATTGAAGCGCTGGCTAGAGGAGAAGACGATCATGTCTCAAAAGTCGATGATGCGTGTTTCTTCGATGGGATCGAAATAATCCCTGTCGAAAAAGACAATTATCTCCGAGTCATTTAACCGCTTATTTGTAATGAGGTGATGAAGATGGAATTAAGCGAATCTCAAAAGAAAAAGATGCGCCACGCATGTGGCGACAAGCCACAATCGGAGGCCCACCGGAACTATTACAACAGCTCCACCCCCGACCCTGATTGGGAAGAGTTGGTGGCGGCTGATCTGGCTATTAAATTCGACCGAGGAGAAGACTTAGGCGGGTTGTACTACCACCTGACCAATCCCGGATTTGAGGCCATAGCTCCTCTCCTGGGCAAATAGCCCACTCACTCAGCATACCACGAGGTGGAACATGAAAGAAATAAACTGCAAATACGTTGGTGTGGATTGGGACCGTGGAGTCCTGACCTGCAATGTAAGACCGGAGTGGGACGGCGCTTACTGGGTGACACGCGAGGGCTGTTCGCTCGGTTTGCTGGACCGCCAGCCGCAAGGCACGAAACGCGGCCAGCTTTTTAAATTCGTCAAGATGCCCATGGAGCTTGATAACGGCCCAGTTGATGAGAATTGGGTTGGGTTCAGCGGCTGTTATTGGGAGTTGATCGAGGATTGCTCCTCTGAAATCTAAACGTACATGAGAAAACACGATGACACGTAAAGAAGAACGAGAGTTCCTTTTCAATAAGACTAATGGCCGATGTGCCTATTGCGGTTGTGAATTACCGAAGCGATGGCATGCCGACCACATGGAACCCGTGGTACGAAAGTTGGTTTTTCATAATGACGGATCGGTCACTTCATCCAGTGACATGTGGTACCCGGAAAACGATACCATTGAGAACAAGGTGGCGTCTTGTCCGTCATGCAACATCAAGAAGGGCAATAGCTGCGTTGAAGGCTTTAGAAATGAAATAGCCTCACGACTTGAAATGCTGAATCAATATGCCCCTTACAAACTCGCCAAGAAATTCGGACAGGTCAAAGAAACACCCGATCCGGTGGTGTTCTACTTCGAGAAAATAACCACTGATACAACCAAGGAAGGCTGAAATGGCTCTCGGAGCTTTTGACCACTGCCGAAACTGTTTGTTTTGGGACCATGAGAATCAGGAAATACGATTCGTCGAGGCTGCCCAAGAGGACCGCAATTGCGCCCAGTGCAGCCATTGGAAAGATTGGTCCTCTGAAAAGGGCTGGTGCATCCACCATGAACGCCGCAATCCGATTGATACGAGCGACCCGGCTGTGCAGGTCGACATCATCATTGAGCGCGAGATGCGTAAGGCCGCTTTGAATAAATCTGACTATATGAACAAGGACGGTGAACAGAATGTCTGAAATAAAGCAATGCGATGGATGCGGAAAGCATAGTCCGGACGAAAAAGGGCTGCACGTTGCTAACAATTGGTATCACATTGAATACTCGTATCGGGGGCACTTTGGGATGAACCATGAGAAAAAAGATTTGTGCATAGCCTGTTTCGACAAGGCGCGTAACGCCCTGAAGTCCACGAATGAAGACGAGGAAGACAAGTGATGTGGAGCCCTCTTGAAATAAAAATTCTCATGCACTCATACGGATGCCGCGCACCGTTTCCTGAGATGGGTCTAGAGGTCGTGGCAAACGCGCATGAGAAACTGGAAATGAATGATTTAATCCTTTGCGAAGATAGAGGCGACAGCAAAATTTACCTGACCACCGAAAGGGGTAGAGCAATGGTTAATTTTATCCTTCGCATGCCAACCCCTGTCGAGGTTTTCTTGAATCCGCAGACAACTGAAACGTTCAATCCAAACGAATAGGGAATACCGCCATGTGGACAAATGAATTTGTAGAAGCGCACTGGCGCACGGCTGGCTTAGTGATCCTTCTCCCCGGCCTTGGGGTTGTGGGCCTTCTGCTCTGGCTGTTCGGATAATAACCACGAATACACTGAGGTGTGACCATGAAGATATTTGTCTCAATTGAAGATGTGGCCGACTGCATACACTGCCAAGGTCAACCCAAATACCGGCTTGTTGAAATCAACCTCACGGAAGAGCAGGAAAAGAAACTGCGTAGGCGCAAGCACGAAAGCTATAGTCAGTGCTACGTCCAAACTGACAAGTAGGAGAGAGGCAATGGTTACCGTGAAAGTCATTGAGTACACCGCCGAAAACGATCTGGTTTGCCAGTTCCCAACAGGGACGATGCATCGAGTTGATCCTTTCGTTGGTGAGGTGATCCATCAAACCGAAGAGAACGCCTGCGAAGTTGGTGAAAGTCTTGTTGGAAAAACGTTTGAGATGGACACCGATTGCTTTTCCCATGGTGCATATCTCCCAGACGTGTTCCGTGAAATATCAACCTACGAACGAAACGCCCATGAGTAGCAAATTTATCCCCTCCCCATCGGGTTCCCCGGTGCCTTGTCAAAATATGGGCAAGCATCGGGAACCCGGCCTCGCGTGAGTTGTCGCCGGGACAATCCCGACAGAAAAAACATAAGCGAAACGAAAACTGAAGTATAGCCCTGAACCGCCGCGCCCTGGCTTTAAACTCCCCCCGGATTGGGCCGGGGTGCGGCAATAAACCAAATAGGACTGATAATGCTACCGATCAAAGGACCATTTTTCACCCGCCAGAAAGCCGCGTCATATTGCGGCGTTTCTGCTCGTGAATTTGATCGGTGGCGCCTGCGGCGTGTTTGAGGGTGACCGCTCTTAATGCATTCTCACAGCGCAAAATAACAAGCCGCCCGTCTGGGTGGTTGGTCACTTCAAGTGTGTTAAGCGTGTCGGCAGGGGTGTCGCTTTCCGTGTCAACAGAATGGAACGCACCCGTCGGCGTAATCACGCCAGAACTGATGGTCAACTCAGTTATTGGCGCACCGCCGACAGACTCAGTCAGGACAGCGAGAATCGGGCTAAAAAGCCCACTTTTCAGCGCGCCTTCGTTTCGGGGCGAGTCAAGATAAGATTGAAATGGTATGCTTGTCATGGCTATTTACCGGTCTGTTCGGTTGCTTCTGGGTCAACATATTCTTCGACCGGTGTGCCGGCTTGAATGGCCTCTTCAATTTCAGCAAACCAACGGTGTTCCTTGCTGGCTGACCGGAACTCTCCTGTCTCAGACACAATAGCTGATAAATCTGTTTTATCTTCGTTTTGCCATTTAATTTCAGTATACATATCCCCCCCCTTTAGAGGTTACGATCAAATCTAATATATCCTGACGTGTTATTAAAAATCAGCCAAAGAGACTCCCCTGGAGTTAGTCCAGATGCTACTTGAGCTTGAACAACTCCCATCCCGTTGGTTGCATCCAACAAAGACAAAGAGGTTGGCGTAATGGCTGTTCCATTCGGCTTATAAATTGATATGTCAGAAAGATTACTAACAGACATCGCCGTATCAATTCTGTTCATTGCCCTTGGCAAAACAACCGGAATTTCTGCCGCAGTAGAGACTAAAGCTCTTCCGAGGTGGAGCCCAAGACGATTTGAATAAGCCGATGGCCCAATTTGCCAGAACCAATTAGTAGCCTTTTCTGTCTCTGACACCTTGTCAGGCTTGACTGTTGCAGTTACAACAGTCCCTTCCGCAAGTTTCGGCAATGCAAGAGCGCCTATCCCCCATTCAACTGAGGCATTTGTGCCACCCGTCAAAGTTCCAGTTATTCCGCTGTCACCATATGTGCCAGAATCGATCCTAGCCTGCGCTGTCCCTGTCCATGACAGGATATGTGTGCCGGACTTGAATTTATCACCGGGAACGATCTGCAAAAGTGTTCCTGCTGTGATTGTGATAGTGTTGATCCCTTCCGACTTGGCGAAAGTATACGTACATCCAGACGCCCCTGCCTTAAACCTGTCATGGCCGTATTCCCCTGAAGATAGTGATACGGTGCCTGATACCGCCTGTTGATTTATGCCAAAATTAGCATTGTCTATTAGGTTCGCGCTAGTTGCAATTCCTTCTGGGGACCCCTCTATTGTCCCGACATAAAGGCTTTTCCAACCTTTTAATGCTGACCCCAAATCAGCCCCGTCATCAGAAATTGGAGTTGCGTTACTGTCAAAAGTATAGTCACCAGTACCAGTTGTTTCAAAATTAACGTCGACTCCATTGAATGTTTTTCTATGGTATGTCCCAGATGTTAACTCCGACAAGCGGTTATAGGCGAATCCAGCCCCTACGGTGTTGACAGAGTCATTAAAGACTGGCTCCTGTTTGTTCTGTAAGTCGTCTCCAATGCCAACCCAAGAGCCCGAAACGAGTTGTAGGTGAACAGCGTTGACAAGGAGTTTCAAGCTTGTGTCTGGGTCTACTGAAACAGCCAAGTTCCCAGCGAGTGACAAATAGACGTCTCGGAACTTAGACGCCGGACGCAAAATAATAATAGACCCGTCTTGATAATTTGTCGTGACGATAGTATCGAGGGTATCGCTTGACGCCGCCCCCTCAGTATCAACAACTTGGGCGGAACTTCCAAGCGGCGTAATCGATCCGCTGGAAATGGTAATATTCTGTGGCGCCCCACCGCCCGGGACACCATGAGCATTGGGATTTTCAGTTGTTACTAGGTCTGCATTTACGTCTTCTATCAAGTCATCAATGGCGTCGCTGTTCTTAAATGCAGCTTCTTTTACAGTGTCGCCACCGGGGACAGAAGGGTCAAGTACTGTCGCTGTATTTCTTTCTATTGTCATTGTCTACCTTCCGTACTCTTCACTTCTTTCTATGTTTGTAAGCAACGCACGAGTTGCAGCACCACCCGTTCCGATATTTGGCACTTTTCTCGCCCTCGCCAACGCTATGGCGAGTCTTGATTTCACCTGAGGGTGGCCCAATATTGACTTCCCAATCAGGGCAGAGGCCCCGGCGAAAGGACCACCAGCAATGCCAGCCCCGCCCATGAGGGCCGCCGTGTCGAGGCCTAAAAGGTTCCGATTCTCTATGCGGCCAACGGAATCTTCTATAGCCCTTTTTAAATTGATTAATTCTGCTTGGCCTTCATTGAGCTTCTTCAACTCAGGATGTAAATTTTCAAGCTCTTCTTTCAAGCCACGAACAATTGCTTTGTTTGCTTCAACTTGTGAAGACTTCAGTTCTCCATACTGCTTGTGCAGGGCCTTGCCTGTGGTTTGCTTTATTGCCTGAGCCCTTGATGGTGTAATCTGTTCAGGGACTGACTCTATGAACTCAGAAACTACACCGGCAGCTTGTCTTGTCGGCCTGATTGGAGCGACCTGTTTTCCGGCCTCTTCCATGACGGGGATAGCTCTTTCAACGACTGACTTTCTAGAAATCCTTTCCCCTGCGGTTGTTGCATCTTCAACAACTTGTCTGGCCTGTTGTGCAAGTGGCTCAATACGCTCCCCGAGGAGTCCGGCACCTCTTGCCGTCGGCAACGCCTTTTCTCTGGCTGCCGTTTGCATCATTTGAGCACGTTGCTCTGGCGAAAACTGTTTCCCCGGCTTAATAACTCCCATATACATGCGTTCAGGAAGAGAGGTGCCACCGATTGCCCTAAGCGGGGCTGTAACGGTCTGTCTAGCTATATTCAACGGATCCGCAATCTCTCCGGCTCTCTGTATTGCTTGGCCGACCCTAGCAACCTTTGGCGTCATCCCAATCCCCTTTGTAAGGGCGCCGGCACCAGATACCAAACCAGAGGCATCCGCAAGGAAACCAACCGGATCTTCTACCATGGTCTTTTTCATCGCCTGAGGTGACCCGTAACGGTCTTTCATAACGTTGGCGAACCCCATAAACGCCGCTCTGTCCTCTTGCGTCCTTGGGATCATCGATAGCCCCCCAGGCAGAGGAACGCCGCTTCCCTTGACCATGTGGTATAGGCTCGACAAGGTTTCAAGCGGATTTGCCACGGCGGCACCAAGATTTTTCACATAGTCGATGGCGCTACCAGCTATGTTGCTTTTTACGTCTGCCCACTCTGGCTGCACATCCTCTTTTTGAACGCTCGTCACGCCACCCGCTTTGACAGCATGCTTTTCCCAAGGCATTTCTACGACGTCAGGTGTCTTATATTTTTCCCAAGGCTTCGACATTATTTAGGCTCCCAAGATTCTTCTTTAGAAGGATCACCACCAATATACTTATATCCGTCTTCCTCTGTTCCAATTGGCATCGTTGCCCATGGCTTACCTGTTTTTTGGTCCCAATTACCCGGGCCGTGAATGGTGTCAAGATACAGGTTTTTTACCCTGTTCAAATTGTATTTAAACATTTCAGGAGACAAGGATTGATCAAGAGAGCCAAGGGCTGATTGCAAGAGAACGTTCTCTCTCTCAGAGACCTGTCCGAGCGCCCCTCCAGTCGGGGAAGAATCTCTCATTTGCTGTAGAGTGTCGAAGCCAACGCTTGCTTTCAGAGTCTCAAGCGTCCTTGCAATATTTGCAGCATCTGTTTGTGGGACAAAACTTAACATAGAGCCAAGCCCAACCGGTGGGACGTTAGCCTTATCCATGATACCAAAGATTCTATCAATATCCTCAACAACAATGCCTTTTTTTACTTCTGCCTGTTTCTTCCCGGCCGCTGTTTTTTCTTGTGCCGCTTCAATTTTAGCAGCCTGAGGCCCCCCAGGAATAGGCTGTAGGCCCGTCATTTGCCCTTGTGGCCCAAATGTTGGCTGGAAGCCTGAGGGAATAGACATTTGATATTGACTAGAAACAGGGCGCTTGCTTTTAACAAACCCTATATATTCCTGAGGAGTTGGCTTGCGTCCATAAACATCAACAAATTCTTTCACACCTGCTGCCATTTTAGGCTGTTTATATTGACTTGTTATTTCTTGCTGTTTCGCAAACAAATCAAGCGCTGCCTGCTGTTTTTGTGCAGGAGTTTGAAAGGCCTGTTCTTGCATCGCCATTTGACGCTTTGTTATGTCGTCAAGCATGGCCTGCCGTGCCGCTGTCCGCTGACTCTCTTCTTTCCTCATAGCCAATTCTTCCATTGGGAAGTATGCGCCCTTAAAACCCTGCGCGAGCGCACCGGCACCGACTCCGCCATAATCGCCAAGCAATCCCATAATTCCCCCTTACACGAACAGGTCGCCAATGTCGCTAAAAGTCCAACCACCATTGCCGTATGTACTGCCTAGAACGCCAAGTCCAGTGCCGGCCAGTCCCATCCAACCAGCCACATTCGCGGCCTCTGCTTGCGTTTTAGCTGCTTGTGCGGCCGTTTGTGCCGCAGTAGCAGATGTAGCCGCTGGCATTGCCCCAGTAGCCAACCCGAGATATTGCTGATAAGGCTCAAGGCGAGCTTGTTCCTGTATGGCCCTCTGCTGAAGGTCGTAGGCCTCGCGACGTGCGGCTTCCTGGTTAGCCCAGTCTGCCTGTTGCTGCTCTTGTCCGTATTCCCACCCGAACTGCTGCTCACCATATTGCTGTCTGCGCTGCGCTTCTGCAAGATCAGCGGAGTATCTTGCCTTCTCCTGCTCCTGTTGCATTTCGATTGCGGTTGTGTCGGCACCAAGCAACCCGCGCCCATAAGCTTCACCGGCTCTTGTCAGCGTGTCGCCGTGCATGCCATATCCAACGCTTCCCATCAAACCAGTCCCGCCCATTTGGGCCTGGATGTCTCTAAGGCTCTGTTCATAGGCTTGTGTGACGGGCTGTCTTAATTGTTCGCTGTATTCTCCCCAACTTGTGGCCCTCGGGACTTGAGCAAATGGTTGTCCCGTTGTCGGGTCTGTCCCTGGGAGTGGACCACCGGCCGGTCTAGGCTGTCCTGTTGTCGGATATGTTCCCAACAATGGACCGCCAGCCTGTGGTTGTGTGGCCGCAGTCTGGAATGACGTCTGATAAGGAGACACACCTTGATATTGGACGTCATAACCCATTTGTACTGGGCCTGTTCTTTCTGTGTATGCCGGTAGCGGAGTTATAGGCGTGGCTCCTTCTACCTGCTCATATGCTTTTTCAAGAGCCGAACCAACGACCTGCTTACCAACCGTTCCGTATGGAGTTGTTGTATAATCTGCCATTTTTACCCCTAAAATCCCCAAGAGAATGGGATGTCATTTTCAAATCTTTGTGTAAATAGACGCCCAAACGGTGGGTATCCAAGCATGCCGGCCTGCTGTTGTGCTGCATTTATGTCGTCTCGTGTTATAGACTCCACTCGCTTTTCCGGCTCACTTCCAAATATATCGCGAAATCCTGCGCTCGGTGCCCGATCCCATCCCGGGACACCGCCATAGTCAAGGTCTGCGGCCCTGCCAATCATCCCGGATACCATCCCGATTGGTGTGCCAAGACCCGGAGCCGCAAGGTTGATAGCCATGGCCGGGGCCATACTCAACGCTTTTTCTGTCAACCTTTCTCCAAACCCTGCCAACTTCCCTTCGCCGTAATCGACATCAACGTCTATTCCAAAATCAGAGGGCTGATAATGTGACGCCACCCCAGAAAGAGCCGCTTTTGTCAGACCTCCGGCAACCACAGCCGGGCCAAGCCTGCTTATGTCTTCATCCATTACGGCTTCTGCCACCTTGGCCGGGGCTATTTTAGATGCGAAATAAGCACCCATTCCAGCTGGAACTGCTACCCCAGTTGTCAGGGCGTCCCACAGGCTGCCAATGACTGGTTTTTCAAGCATCCCTGTATCAGGGTTTACGACGGCCAGGCCGCTAGATGTCAGTTCGTCGGCAACTTCAGACATTGTCTGAACATCATCACCGGCCTTTCCATAACCGAACATTCCACCAAGGATACCGCCTGCATGGTGATACTTTTCCATCGGTTCAGTGTTTATGTTGTATGACCGGAGCTTGTCTAGACGTCCGGCCTTGGCATAGTCCATGATTTTGTCTTTTGTCGGGGCGTCATATGGAGATTTTTCTATTTCAGCAGCAACAACCTGTTCACCGGCTATGCGACCTAGGGCCTCCATCTGGTTGGACCGTTGTCTTTTTTCATAGTCAAGCTGTTTGTAATATGCTTCAACGTCACCGGCTGAGCTGCCCATCATCATTTCTCCAAGACCAGAGCCTAAAATGCCGCGCCTCTGTGACGGCGTGAATCTGGAGACCCTTGGATCTGATAACGCACTACTCCCACGGGTTGTGCCGAATCCCCTGCCAAGGCTAGATTGTATCCCCATGCTTGATGGATCATACCCACTACGGCCCCATGAACCGGCAAGACCATAGCCGCCACCGGGGCCGCCTCCGGTTCCTCCTGTTGTACTGCTTAGACTTGCCATTTACCCCCCCAACGGGCCTTCGATTTCAGTTTGGATGTAATCCATTTCATAACTTGCTCCGTCAGCAGACCATTCAATCTGGATGCCCTTTGACCTCGGTCCACCCCAAATAGATGAAGTCTGTAGTTTCGCCCCGTCATCGCCAAGAAGTTCGTCGGCCTCTCCTAACAATCCATCAGCCAACCCGAGCAGACTAATCCCGCCCTCAAGGGCTATATTCCCGAGTGGGACGTCAGAGCCGTCTGAAATTATTGCTTTTAACGCTATAACCCCGGAGACCTTTGGCGTTGTATATATTGTTGACCTTCTAAGCCTTATGTCATATCCGCGATTGACAATTCTTTTTGTCCTGCCGTAGCTTTGAATGTTTATCTCTGTTCCGCCGGGCACGACCTCATCAGATGCAACATTTTTACTTGCATCGAGCTTCCATGTTATCCCGTTGTTGCCAAATAGATAAATTACCTCGTCGACCGTCGTTATGGAGTCAATTATGACTTCCCCCAAACGCCAAAAACACCACGCATTGTTTCGCGGAAAATATAAGTATTGTTGAGCATGATTTTTTATAAGGACGATGAAGGCTGTAAGACTCGGCAAGTATGTGATTTCTTGCACTTTGGCGTCAAATAAAGAAAATTGTTTATTAATTCTATCGCCAAATATTGGGCTACTCTGCAAATCACCATATTGGTCCGTCGGCTCAACGCGTTTGATTCCAGTCTCGTCAAAAAAGAACACGCTGTTTGATGTGTTCAAGATACCATGGGCGTTTTGTGCAGCCTCTTTATTCACAAACGGGTCAGAAACGCTCCAGTTTGCCGCTGTGTTGTCCGTAACGTCTATTAAGCGCAGTTGGTATTCACCTTGATCATTGTTTGCTTTAGAAACGACAACTGCGTTTCCGCCTGGAGCGATGGAAAGGGCGTTCACTGACAACCCATCGCCAAATCCAGCCTTCAAAATGATAGACCCACTTCCCTGATCAAAGTCTATTCCTGTGAACTCGGCCGTAGAAAAATAAACACTGTCTGCGAATGACGAGTTTGCAACGACTCTGTTTCTGGCCTCAAGTAGCGCCGTCGTTCCGCTGGGGCTGTTTGTTAGGACTCCATAAGTAGACCCATCCCAATACCTGATATCTGAGCCGCCATCTGCAATCAACAATTGGCTATTGAAAGTCAGCATGCTAGGCTTGGTTGTAGAATCTGTTAGGGCACCAATAATAGTCCAGGTTGGCGTTGCCCCTTCAAAAATGGCTTTTGTCATCTGATACAGGTTTCCACCACTTGCACAAACAACGTATTGAGTTGTCCCATTATAATAGCTTGTGGCCTTCAAGATTGGGTCGTTGAGGCTGTTCGCGACAGATGTAACAGCGGACATTGGCGGCCTTACTGTCCACAGCCTCGATTGGCGCGGATAATACCCGTTCATTGACCTTGAAAGCTCTTGGTCTGTCAAATTAATTGGCGAATCACCGATGTTCACACCAGCGACAGGGGCAAAGTCACTTATTGACACCTCGCCTTTTCTTCTTGCTCTACTCATTAGTAGCTATTCCATTGGTTTTCGCTAGGGAAAAATCCTTGAGTTGTCGCTTGGGCCGGTTCGCTCGTCCCATATATATCGAGGTAATCGTCTGCAAGGTCAGAAAGTAAACGGATGTCCCATTGCAAATCTTTTTCATCAATGTTCTTACATCTAAGCGCAACGTATTCGGCTATAACCTCATCCATGCGTCCAGCCCATGGCATTATGCTATCAGTGGCCCATGCGCTTGTGTCAATTTGTGGCCAATAATAAAACCTGAGAGAGACAGCACTTTTGGGGATATCAAACAACTCAATATTTCCGTTCCAAACTCGCCAGTTTGTTGTTTCTGTGGCGCTAATCATGCGTTCCCATTCGTCATCATTACGAAAGATAACCGTTTGCGCCCATCCGGTCTTATCTTCCTTTCTGACACGGTAAAGGCTGTCAATTGCCATGTAATCAGATGGCAATGCGTATTGGTCTTGATCAGCCACTGTATCAAAATCATAACTCGATTTTGCGAATTTGATACCGCTTTTCATCAGGACCTTATTCATGCGATCAACAGACTTTTTGATAAGCACCAAGAGCTTTGCGTCTGTCCATCGTGCGTCCTGTGCGTCTTCAAGCTCTACGCGGATTTTTTCTATTGTGTCGTCTACTGTGCTCATACTTCAACCTTGCTGTATGGACTGTGATTATAAAATTTTACACCGCACGACTTCATATCATTGATTGCCCTATTCATCGTCGAGAGCATTTGCGGCTCTTTCCTTTCCCTAAAATAATGCCCACTCTTATTTTTATTATAAAAATAGATATATCCGTCAGGACTTGGAGAAAAATCTATTCCAATGAGGTGGATTTCAGAACAGCCCATTTGGAATGCAGCAGTTATGGCCGTCAAACCTATCGTGTTAATGCTCAAACAACCAGTCTTGAACATGTCGACCTTATTTGCTCGCCTGTTCCAGTCAAACCAGATACGTTTACCGGCGTGGCACATACTGTCTTGGATAGTGTAAATGTTGAAATAATATGTAGGATCATCAAACCAATATCTGATTCTGTTCACCCCGTATGTGGGGCCATCCCACCCGTAATAGAACCCTGGGTCCTTTTCGCGGATGGAATAGCCATTCCCACATACTAGGGCCTTTTCACCCTTGTGCAGGTCTACATAGCTGCCAAAGGTGACATTCTTCATGGTTTAGGAATAACGCTCAACGTGGACAGCCTCAGCCTCAACAATTACGACAGCGGTGTCGAGGGCTGCGGACACGACCAAGTCAATGGTATCTGCGGCGGTGTACAGCTTGCCTGCGGTTGCATAGGCGTCTGTGCCTGCCAAACCAGCCGTTACAGTCCCGGCCGTGGCGTTGAGATTGGTGGACGCATCCCAGGAATTGGCGCCGTCTCCGTCTCCAACGGTTGCGGTGGCCGTTGCCCCCTCAGGGGTTACGACAATAACACGTACGTTGGTGACAAGCATGTCCTTTGCAACCTTAAGGCACTGGACGGTATCACCGGAACCAACATTGAACTCAGAGAAATCAATCTTTGCGCTCAGCTTTGTAACGCGGTGTCCAAGCTCCTGCTGGGCGGAAGCATAATCGACAAAATGGGTCTGGGTAGAAGCCATATTACTCTACCTCCTTATGCCGCGTCGCTGATCTGGGTACGAGACACATACATGCCTACAGAACCGTAATCGAGCGAGTCGAATTTAGGTTTAGCCACGCCACAAATGATTTCCCATGCGTGACCGATTTCATTTCCATAGTCGAAGTCTTCGGTTACGGTCTTTCCGCGTTTGCCTTCGGCCCACAAGAGGGACTGCTGACCCATCAAAACGCATTTGGTCCACGGGACATCGGAACCAGAACCGGCATCTGTCGCGATCAGAGATCCCCCAGGCTTTTCCGCGTAACCTTCATGTTCGTGGATGACCACACCGTCCCATACGCCGAGAGCGCCGGAGAATATCGGATTTTCCTTGGAACGTTCACGGGCCTCGCGCTGTGCCTGTGTCCATGTTGCGTCGGTCTTGAGGTCATAGCCGGAATCAGGATGAATCAGCAGGACGTAATACATCTTGCCGTTGATCTTGATTGGGCGAATCGGGGTCTGGGAACGGTTACCGCCTGTCCGCGCCCATGCCTTTGCATAGGAAATCAGGGACGGAGTGAGCTTGGAGTCAGTAGCAGTCAAGGCACTCTTTGCTGTGGCCGCTGTTCCGGTTGTCGCGTTGCCGCCTGAAGTGCGATAAAAAACACGGGTCGGATCTTCCAAAATGGTCTGGAAACACAAAGAATCAATTTTCTCAGTGCCCCATTCCTTGATGGCATCACGGCTTTCCATGTTCAGATCCCAAGCGGGGCGCTGGCGGTCAAGTTCCCCGGCGTCACGGACGGCGTGGCGATACTGTTCAAGGGATACGTTGTAGTTGGAGTGAGCAAGAGCTTCTTCGTTGCCCTCAAGGGTCGTCCCAGATGTAACTCCAGCACCTTCAAGGCGCTTGCGGAGGGCAAAGGTAATGTTGTCGCCCTTGCTCTTGGCCAACTTGGTGTTTGTCTGACAGAGAGAATTAGCAGAAGTTCCCATGAACTTAGAGAAATAACTCTCTTTGACGGTATCTCGATAGAGTTTCTCTTCCCACGCTTTTTTCGTGGTAGCATCGCTCGTGGTAATAGTAGTCTTAGCCATATAGACGGCCTCCATGACCGTTTATTGTTGTTTTAGTTTCTGGCAGCTGCAAGGATTGCATCAAGGTCGGCGTCTGACAGCTTGCTGATGTCTTGGGTTGACATGTTCTTAGGGAATGATCCCTCACCATTGGCCGTTGCGCCGGTCGCGGCGTTGGTCATCGGCTGATGTTGTGCGACCTGTTCTACCCTTTGAAGCTGTTCTGTCCCCCGAGTCTTGTACCGCTCAATCTGAGCTTGCAATTCAGCGTTTACTTTTTCCTTTCGGTACATTTCGTTGATTGCATGCACCTTGTCTGCCGGAAACATTGCCGGATTATTTCTAAATGCCTGAATGGCATCAGGGGTATCGCCAAGACCTTTTAGCATTTCGACGATCCCGTCCATATTGTCTTTGAGGTCTGGAGCTACTGAGTCAATCTGATAGGCGTTTCTCATCACTGCTTGACTGTGCTGATAAGCCTGCTCACGCTGGCCTATTTGTTCAGACTCCATTGCAAGCTTTGCGCGCTCTGCGGCCACGTCCATCATCTTCTGGGGATCATCAATAAACAGTTGAGTCGGGTCTAGTGATCGATTTGCCTCAATCCGTTTTTGCAATTCCTCTTTGGCGGCGCGGATAGCGTTGGCATTTTGCTCCTGATCTGTCCGCACCTTTTGCCAGTGGTCGCGCTCACTTGTAACTTGTTCTGCGCGCTTATTGGCCGCTTCAAGTTGGCTCTGCAACTCATCGATGGTCGGCGGTACTACGGCGGTCTCATCAGGTCTTTCCTGTTTGACTTGTTCGCCGGGTTCTGAATTTGCCGAGTTGTCTTCCGGTTCACTTGATGGGTTAACCATTTCTTCAAGCTGATCGTCTGACAAAGTTTCTATTTCAACTACCTGTCCGTTGGTGGCTTCTTCTGCCATTGTTCCAACTCCTTAATATGTTTGTGCCGCCACTGGATTGTGGTTAATCGGCGTTTTATCCAACCGGGGGCTGGCCTTGCGGTTGCATAGCCTGCCTCATTTTGATTTCATCAGGCTGAGACTTTTCAATCTCCGTACGCTGCTTCTCCTGTTCTGCTTGGGCGGCTGCCTGTTTTTGTTGTTCTATCGACTGCATTGCTTTTGCCTTTTGATCTTCACTCATCGGACTAGACGCAATCAGCATTTCTACTGGGATGGCGCCGCCTGTGACACGGGCCATTTCAAGATTCATAGAGAAGTCTGCAAGCTGCTTGTTCGGGCTGTGAGAAGTCTCTCCGACGACCAGGTCGAGCTTGGTGAGTTCGTTGTTGTCAAGGGCCTGTTGGATACGTGATTCAATTGCTTGCCGCTGCTGAATGTCCTGCGGATTGACAGGCTGACCCCCAACCTCAAGCGGCCTACGCTGTGCGCTGCTCATCAAAATCCGCATAATGCGCTCTGGAGTGTAAATTTTCTGGATGAGATGAACCAAGCGGACACCAAGACGTTTTTTACTCTGGGCCATGTTGTCATAAAGATATTCCGAGCCCAAAAGGGCCATCTTCTGCCCTTGGATCAAAGCCAATCCGCTAGTTGATTTGCTGTTCAAGACTTCCGGGGTGACATTCAGCACCTCTTTAATCTCTGCTCGGCTTGTCTCCATGGCGTTAATTAGGCCGCTGGGCAAAGGGCTTGTTTCGGCTCTGATTGGGGCCTTAGAAAGGTCATTGAGTTCAGCCATAAATCCACCAGCTGAAGACTCTTTCTCAAATTTCCTTTTTTCTTGCGGGGAAGAAAAAGTATTCCGGTCGTGGAACCAACCGTTAACCGTCATCTTGTTAACGATGTCGATTTGCTGGCTCCTGAGCTTGTTAAGTTCTCTCTGCGGGTCTTTTGCGGCCTCTACCTTGCCATACCACGTATCTTTGCGCTTTTTGGCGTAGACTGGAGTTATAGAGAAATCACGCTCGTCCTTGACATAGTCATCAAGCAAAACATTGCCCGCGAACTTGGTGACGCGAACCTTGTGAAATGGTCGACGGATAACACTAAAGCCAAGACTTTTAGCCCCTACGATGTCTTTAGAATCCCAATCTTTGGCATTAACTGGATCATCAACATCAATTCTTGTCAGAACAGGCACCCGCATATACTGCTTCTGTTCTGTCTCAATAACGCGGTATTCCTTGCGCTTTAAATCAACGAAGTCCGGAACAAGGGTATTGCTTGATTCATTGTCTTCGTTGGCGAATGCTCTGGCATATTGCCGACCAGGAACGCGGACATTTTCCTTGTCATCATTTTCATAAAGTTCAAAGTCTGCCTGAATGTCATCGGCCTTGTCAGGATATTCATTTTTAAGTTTTTCCTTTGAATACCACTTTGACTTGCTCATGTGTTCGGCGTCTGAAGCGTCAGCCTTATTATGTTGGCTGAAATAGCAATCATCCCATTCATAGCGTTCAATTCTGATGTCGCCCTCTACGTTGTCGTCAAAATTGACATATGAGTGGAACAATCCGCGGCCGGGGACTACTTCGTCCTCGAAAACGCAAGTCTCAACGTGTGCGAATTCATTTCTTTCGCAGATGTTCCGCACAACCTCTGTGACAATGTCAGCGACCACGTTGTCGCTCTTTTCAACTCCGTAGAATTTGAAATCTGTACGGTTTTGCCTAAAATATCCACTGAGTGTATCAACGGCGTTCTCAATATGATTGATAGTTAGGACCACCCGACCCTTACTTGACAGTGCATCTCTGTGCTTGCGCTCCCACTGATGGCCTTCATAAAAATTGACGCTCTCTTCTGCCTTGCGCCTTGCGTCTCGCTCGTATTTTCTGGCTGACTCAAACATTCTCCTGAGATCGGCCACCTTGTCTTCATCACTTTTCTTTGGCGGCTTTGTTTGTTTTAATTCAACTTCGCCACCTATTTCGTGCGTATGTTCATCCTCTTCTGAAAAAACAACAACCGGCTCAGGAAGTTGGACCTCCATAAGAGATATAGGGTCAATCGTTGTCTTATTCACATCAACAATATGCGTATGGCCTTCTGCCTCTGCGCATTCTATGCCGCCGTTCGCTATGAAAAGCAGATGATAGTGGCCTTTGCCTTGGCCGTCTGTGGAGGATATGCGAAACATAATTTTCCTATGAAAAAATTGTTGACTTATTGGCTTTGATTCTTTAAGTGAAAGGTATGCGAACCAAAAAAAAGGAGAAAAAATGGAACTTGATGAATTGACAATCGGGCAGGCAAGGGAATTGGCTAAACTTTTTACTGGCACAAATGATAGAGAAAGTGGATGCGTTGATAATGGTATGATTGATCGATATGTAATTGTCAGGTGTCACGATGCTGGTGTTCATGCTGGCTTTTTGGACAGCTACAATGGTCGGTCTTGCGTCCTTAGCGAGTCCCGTCGGCTTTGGTACTGGAAGCCAAAAAACAAGGCGTCGAACTTGTCAGGGGTAGCAACAGAGGGGCTGCATATTGACAGCAAGGTTGGCGCACCTGTCCTGATACACCTCACCGAAACTTGTGAAATTATTCTTTGCACAGGTCGAGCAAAAACAAGCATCATGGAGAAAGAATCGCATGTCCAATAACTCCGGCTCCGGCTACGGCTCCGGCTACGGCGACGGCTCCGGCTACGGCTACGGCGACGGCTACGGCGACGGCTCCGGCTACGGCTCCGGCTACGGCTCCGGCTACGGCTACGGCGACGGCGACGGCGACGGCTCCGGCTCCGGCGACGGCTCCGGCGACGGCGACGGCGACGGCTAGAGCCCCATCCAACTCAAACCGTCAGGAACTTCAACGCGCTGCCTTTGATATTTATCAAGGGCAGCTTTTTTTCTATCTACTGCTGAAGTCCCACCATAAACGAATGTATGCATAAGAGAATCTGCTCTGTTTGGACTTTTCAAGCCTTTGGCCTTCATCTTCTTTTTGCTTAACACTTTTTTAGGATTGTCCCAAGAGTCCACCTTCAAAGAAGACAACTCAAGGGCCAATTCTTCATCGCCAGGCGGTATTGCAATTACACCACGTTCAAACTCTGTGCGAACACGGAACCAAAGTTCATCACGAAGCCTGTGAAATTCTTGGTTGTTTGCGGCTCCTGTGCCAACATTCAACTCTGTTATGTCTGAGTAATAATGTTTCCTAAAGAAATTACAAAAAGAATGGCCCATACCATTCGAGTCTATAACAGTTAGGTCAGGTTCATACGTCTCGATGTCATCATTTAGCCAGTCAGCTAAAATGGTAGTATCTCTTGTGGTCTTTGCCTTTGTATCAACTACCTTTCCACCAACACGTCGACATATCGAACTGTCATCAACCCCACCCCCAACATCAACGCCAAGATATGTCGGATCGACTTCAACATCAACATCCATATCGTCCCAGCGGTCTTGCGCTGTAAGAATCCAAATCCACGGAATGAGAGCATCTTCCTCTTCAGCTGGGGGCAAGCCTAAAACGTTCATACGATATGCGTTTGACTCGATACCATATTTTGTTTTTATTCTTTCAATGGCAGCGTTCAAGCCAGGCTTGATAAGGTCAAGGTCACTTTCTTCTGCATTCCACCTGACTGGTTCCCACAATGTCCTGTCTAGTTTACCATAATGGGACTGGTAAAAATATCCGTTGGAGCGCATTACGTTCCCAATCATAATGGCGAAGTTGCAAAGGCCAGTAAGGGTTGTCTCTAGCGGCTTGAAAACAGCGTCAGGGACACCGCTAGCCTCATCAACAACCATCATCATAAAGTCTTCATGATATCCCTGAAGCGTGTCGGCATTGTCTTCCGCGCTTGCCTTGACGTTGGCTGTGCGCTTAGACATGAAATTGTTTCCTTTTTTTCCGTCTTCTCCTTTTTTGTAAATTCCACCCTTATCGACTATAAAACTTTCACGAATAATAGGATTTGCGTTCTTGATGAGCTTTTTTACTTCGGTTGAGAGGACGTCTTCAAGCTGCTTGCTGCTATTGGCTGTACAAATCCCCTTAAATGGCTCAAAAAGGAACATGACGCAAATTATTAGGCCTGCGACAGTAAAATCCTTTCCAAGTCCCTTCCCTGAATGGACTGAAATGCCAACCTTTGAGGCCAACCGCTTCTCGTCCTTTGTGAGGGCTTTCCCCTGGGCCTGATGGACCTTGGCCCATACCATGGCCTGGGTCGTCTCTAGCAACTCTCGTTGTTGGTTTGACAACACAATGCCAAGCCCCTGCTCAAAGAAAGCCGGAAAATCGTGGCGCCAGGAATATAGCAGGTTGGCTACCTGCTGATTTTGCGTCAATTCTTGTGTTTTTTTATTCGCCATAGATAAATAACGGGGCCGGGAAAAGGAGAGTAACCCGTTTAACCAGATAGGCACCCCGTTGAGAGGAAGTTTTTTATAAATTAAAGAGCTTTAGCAATCTCAATAAGCTTTTCACGCTTATTCATGTGGTGGAAACTTCCACCCTTTAAGGTGATGTATCCTTTCAATTCCTCGTCGCCCATTTCTTCAATACTTTTGGACCACACATTTTCCGGCCCACCAGGAGTTTTGACGTCAAGAGTAATTTTTTCTTCTCCGGTCGTATTTCCAGCCTTAACAACTGGTTGTTTAAGACTGTCAACGTCTTCCATCAACTGGTTCAAAACAAAAAACAACTTATCATTTGCAACCTGGGCCATCGAGTTGGGGCTGATCCCTGTTTTCTTGCACCACTTCTGATATTCGACACTGTTCGGGTCAAAATTCATTGCTTTCTCCTTAAAAATATTCGTTTATGTTGTATGTTCCGTCATCGCGCTTGACACATTCAAGTAAGACGGTGTTTTTATAGATATATCGGTCAGTATTTTTTCCGTCTTCGCAATAAAAGTTTTTATCCTTGAGAGGCGAACTCCTAGCGAATCCAGCCGCCCATATTGCATCATGAAGGGCCGATAGAACCTCTTCCTGTACAAAACTAGGTACATCCATTAACCGACCTCCTCCTCATAAAAATAAACCCAGAGAGAAGCCCCGAGAGCAACGTCGCCACTCAAGTTGGTAATTCTGAAAATGTAGGTTGTGTCCTGCTTCAAAACAATTTCAAGAGATGTATCTCTGCCGGTTCCGGCATTGCGCCCACCGTTTCCATTCCCGCCGCCAAAGAAATACGCGTCTACGACTGTCCCGCCGCTTATGCCGGTTGGGTTCGTCTTAACAACCGACTCAGCCGTGTTAGAAGATGGCCTAAGCCTATTAATTGGAACAAATGGCGTAACCCCAGTAGTAACAGTCGGAGCCTCAATGATCTCAAGAAGCCAAGGGGTCCTGTCTGCAAAAGCTTCGAATCTCTTCATGTGAACCCAGCAATCTGAACCGGTGATAAGCTCCAGAGCCAAAGAACCGTTATCTGCTATTCCCTCGGCGTAATTCCAAGCCGCATATGCAACGCCATCATGGACCTGCATATGGTCGTCATTCATACTGACACCAAGGCCAGTAAGGCGATCCTGCTTCAATTGGGCCGCAGGCTTATCAAACGAATTAACCATATTTACACATCCACCTTGACCATGCCGACGCGCGAATAATGCGTGTTCACATAGCTAGTCATTTTATCGTTTATTTTTACGCAATATGAATACCCAGGATTCAAGACAATAGGGGCTCCGTCGCGGATAAAATCATATACAAACGTCAAGCTCTGATTGTCGTTTTTCAGGGTCAGCGGAAGAACGTCAAAACTATAAGCGCCCCAGTTGCTGTTGTCCTTGATCGGGAGTTGGAAAAGGGCGTTCCGCGTCACATCCCCATCCTTGTTCTTCTCATAGATACTCAAGCCATTAGGGAGGGCGGTGGCAGCAGCGCCATAACCAATATCAAGTTTTCCGGTCACAGCATAGTTGATCGTGAGAGAATTTACCACATAGGCGTATCCAGCTGGGGCAGTAACACAAAATTCGACAGGCGTAATACTGCCGTCAACAGCCTGCTCAACTGTCCCGGAACCATCTCCAACCGTGTCCATGAAGCGGGAAAAATATACACCGCGCCGGTTTAATTCGTCGTATTTGTATCTCACTTGTTGAACGTCCTCTCGGCTAGCATGCTAACAAGATTCTTTGTAGACTGGTCGGCCCCATACTTTTCACAATGATAAAAGCCACAGATAGGAACACATCCGCAGTCATCAATAATATGTTGAATGGCTATTTTCTTAGCGGCATCGCCCCACTTTTTGAAAACAAAATCAACACCAGAAGCATTGTGTCTTACGTCCCGATGGAAGACGTTGTGGAAGTCTTCAAAACAAGCGTCAAGCCACTTGTGGACATGCAAGCATTCGTCCCCGTACTCTTGGCGGCTCCTGTTGGCGTGTTCTGATACGTGCATTCGGTTACCCTACTTAAATCCTTCGTTTTCATATCGCAGGTGGCGAACTCAGTTATAAAAGATGGGTGGACATTAAGCCAGAGTCGTGTGACATCGAACCTGGAAAAAAGGCCTTGGCGCAAACCTCAAGTGATTCAGCCATATTGCTAGATCCAATATCCTCAAGGTGAGAATGTAACACACGAAGCTGCTCTAAAAATAACCGACAGCTAGGCCCTGAAAAGGAACAATACGCCTCGCCTGTGGATTCGATGAAATGTGTGGGAATTTCTGACATGGGGGCCTTTTATTTTTTTACCCGAATAAAATGGGGGGTGTATAAAAAATGCCATCCGGGCGCCAGGAGTCCCCCCTCCCCTCCCCCCTTGTCCTGAGCAGTCATCAGGCTCGGCGGCCGATCAGGATGCCAAGGATCATCGCCACTCCGACAACCAGGAACAATATTGTTGGGTCCATACTCGTCAGTCCTTCCCAGCGTGTTACCGCTGATAATCAAAGTTTACACAATCACCATTACGGGACAACGCCATGTTGCTTAATCCATCGTAATTACTAACAATTCACGATATGCCAAATATTATCCATTCTCAACTAGGCGTTTGTGCTACCGCAGTTACACGTTAACGCCAATAAGTATGCACTGACAGTATACTAAATGCCGTCCTTCTCGTTCGCCAAATTCATGGCCGACTGTAGCAGGGTCTGCACGTTTTCGGTGGATTTCCCCTCGGCTAGGCGGGACTTGTCAAACATGATGCCGTGCATGCCAACCAGCTGATACGCCGATGAGTCTTGAAGCTTTTGGTCAGTGATGCTGGTTAAGATGCGGCTCTTCAAAGCTGCAATCAGGTCAGCCTCATTATCTTTGTAAACCTTGACGTCTAGCGCATCTGGGCACCACTTCTTAATTTTCTGGTATACTGCGGATTTTGATACGTCGAACTGGTTCCCGATCTCCTCAAGAGTCAAGCCTCTAAGCCTCATCTGCACGGCCTTTGCAATGTCGATTTTCGAGTTGCTGGCCGGTTTTGGCTCGTTAAGCGTGACGGTAATCTGTTTCGGAGTTGTTTTTTTAGGCAGTCCCATGGCGTGTAGAGTGTATTTATTGGTTAGGGTGTCAATCTGACACTACTGGATATCCTCTTTCGACAACCCAGTAGATTCAAGCAACTCTAGTTTCCGTTGGGCATATAGTTTGTCGTTCCACTCTGGGTGATCTAAAACGTCTGCCCTGTTATATATTGGTTTGGGTGTCAGCCTGACACCGGTATGCTTGTGGTGTCTCTGTGACACTACCCCGTCGATGATTGTATAGTGGTTTGCTTTCCCGAGTTCCTTACGAGAATCAAGTAGCCCCTTATCTCTCAAGGACTTGGCTGTGCGGATAACGGTTGATCTCGAAAGAGACATCAGCCTTGACAAGGTGTCATATGATGGGAAACAAAGGGCTGTCTGATTATTCCGAAATTGCAAAAGCGTTATGAGAAAGAATTTCTCGTTTGCACTGAGTCCCTCTTGCCCATAGACCCAGTCTTTGAGACGAGCATTGTCTGTCCTTCCCATGTTCGCCCCTTAAACACATACACCGGTTGTCGCGTTGAACAACAGTCGCCACCGTTCAGTGTTCCCGGCGATGGAACTGGAGCAATCAGACTTGTCTGCGTTGCGTCCTAAATTGGAGCCAGCGGGACGACTTGAACGCCCTGCCTGGTGGTTACAAAGCACCGGCTCTACCTGATGAGCTACACTGGCAAAAAAATAACCAACCCAGCCCTTACGAATTACGGGCCCATGTCCCGGCCGGGTTGGTGTTGTGTTAAAACGAAAACTCATCAAGCCTTGTGATAAGCCTATTATTGTGTTTGATTCGGTCCTCCATGATTTCGGAGTCTGCCGAGACCTCAGCAACAAGCTCAGCGTTCTCTTCAATCTTTTCGACCATCAACTCATTTGCGTCAGCCAAGCGGTTAGAGGCATCATTAAACATGCTCACAGCGTCGGTTGACATCTTCTCAGCTTTTTCCATACGCCCCAAGCGCATACCGAACAAACCACAAAGCCACTCAGTAAAAAAGTTCATCTTGCTCTCCTTGCTTTAATGAACGTTGATAAATTTAAGCTCGCCCTTCAACAGGGTAAACCTCAAACCAAAAATTTCTTACGATGAACATCACTTCAGCGCTCCCTTAATCCATTTGACGTCTGTTTCGATCCTTGTCACCGCTTCCATCATGTGCTCGTATCTGGCCTGCTCAGCCTCTACGGAAAGCATCCTCGCCGACAAATCAGACGCCCACCAAATAGACCCGGCGAATTGTAAAAGGAATACGAGGACGACCGCCGTTGATATCTTGCGGTCTAACTGCCAGCATGAGCGTGTGTGTTCATTTGGTTTGGTCATATAGTTATTTGATGGAGTTTGTTGCTACACCCTTGCCCCTCTCATAAGAGCGGGAAGCACCAAGGCCGAGCATGCCTGTAACCAGCGTCACGATAACGCCAAGGCTCAATTCTGGGGGGTATGTTGCGGTTGATGGGATAACTTCGAACGCGATAAGCAAAGACCAGCTCCAAGTAAGTAGAGGATAAACCAAAAATTGATATGCAAGTCCAGCCCCGCAAACCCAGCCGATAAAAGGTCTCCACCCGGCAACAAAAATAGACTTGTGGTTTGCTTCTGCCTTATTTACTTCAAGCTGCCCAACTATAACCTGTATGTGGGCTGTCAACTCGGCCATGAACTGATTATACTTACGCTTCTCTGTCTCATCAGCGTCCGGCCAGATCTTGTCGATTATAGTAGTGCCGACACTCGCTATGCTACTTATGGCATCATCGAACCCGAACATTACGACAGCCCCAATTTCTCACGCCACGGTTTGCGCACCCAGCCCCAAAACCTTGACCACTCAAAAGCCAAAGACTTGGCCCTCTTGTCAGAAAGACCAAGCCATTTGAGGCGGCAGTAGACGTGCAACGGGTTGCAGTGGTGTTGTAAAAAGGGATGCATCACGGAACTTCCGTCACGTTGTAGCCGTGGCAGTCATCGCCAAGCCCATGGTCGCGAAGTTCGTCTTCGTCAAACCACTCACGAGCGGCGGCTGAATTAAACCCGCGATCCGGGTCAAGCGCCTCATCAAGAGGGACATTAAACAGTTCGTCATTCATAATAATCCTGTTATAGCCTAGTTCAGTGAACCAGGTTAGACAAAAAACGTCACCATTATTGCTTCACAACCCGACAAACCCAACTTTTTGAACAACCAACCCGCTCAGCTATTAAATCAATTGTAGACCCAGCGCCCCACATCGATAAAATTTTTCCTCTTGTTGACGCCTTGTTCACCGGGATATACACGGTATCGCCTCCAAGCTCGTCGCATATCTTTTTTGCCACATCATGTCCAAATGAGTCTTCTAATTCTGTAAATTTCATTTTTTTTAAACCTCCTCGGCTTGCTTGTAGAGGGCGGCGGCTTTTGTTCTGAGTCTTAAGGCCACTTTATTATAGCGATATTTTACATCTTCATCTAACGCGACGCTTGCCACACACTGCCACGTGTAAAATATACACTTATCAAAGCATTTGTACGCCTTATCAAGCAATAACACGCGCTTGGCTTGCTTCTGTATCGGGTGGTCACCTTCTGGGTAGTGTTCGCAATACCACTCATCAGGATCATTAACGTGGTACTCAGCCTCGTCCCTGATCTTACTCATCTCCTTGTGCCTCCTTGTATTCCTTGTACTCGGCTAGCACCTTGCCTATCGAGCATTCATCGCTGTGACCGTCACTTGCGTCACAAAGGCACTCAGAGCAATATGGATCACCCCATACACCGTCATTATTAAATTCAAGTGATTTCAAATTGTCAGCCAGCCTATCGCACAACCCCTCAAGCTTGGTGTAATCGTCATGGGTGAATGGAACATAAAAGTACTTACATTCCTCTCTCCCGACCTTTGGGCAAATAGAACACCTGTTAGCAAAGCAATCTACAACATTCATTTCATCGTAGTGACACATACGCTTAATCATCGTTCACCTCAACCAACTTAAACTCTTTCCGACATTCATCGCACACTAGCCGTTTAACGCACTCAACAGTTCCGTTAGGAAGACCCACACCACCAGCCTCACGAATGATATCTCCGCCGCAACTTGGACACTTTGAGACGAACGTTCCTGCTAGTACCGGATCAGGTCCACCACTACCACCTTCGTTTGTGTATATGATTGTATAATCCACTACTTCTCCTCCTCCTCAGCGTGTGGGCAACCGGGCATGCCGTAGGTGGGATAGAACGAACGACAAGAATAGCAAACCGAAGCCGCCTGTACTTTATCGTAATGCTCGCACCACTCGCCGCATTCCTTGGGCTTATCCCACGCATCCATACAATGCTTGTACATGTAGTTCATTGTAACATTGCTAATACGTGCATCGTTATCTGCCTTATCAATAACTCGGTCCCAAAAATCTTGAAAAGTCTCGGCTGGCTTGGAGTTGTTGACCGAATCGCGTAAATCAGCACAGGAGCAACCGAGCGAAGTAATCGGGCAACCTTTCTGTTCCCATTCGTAGACGACTTCCTTCGCCGCCTCGTACAGCCCCGCGTCCACGATAGCAGGCTTCTCCACCTCAGCTCGCAGGTCCGCACTCATGGTGTTAAACGGCGGCATACATCGTGCCTGACTGTTGTCGATGTAGTCACACAGGGCCAAAGCGGCCTTGCGGAGGCTGGCATCGGCGGTGGGCTTGGTGCCAGTGGAGTGGTCTTCGACCTTGTGCCACCAGTAGCCGTTCCAGAATTCATATTCATGAGAATCAACTTCAAACAATTCACAAAAAGTAGGCTTAACAAGCTCCCACAACTGACCGGGCTTTAGGAAGGCGGGGGGATCGGTGATCACGCTGTTTAACAGGTCCCAAACACATTTTTTGGGGTCCCAATCCGGTTTCTTAAAACTGGTGGTCGCTCCACGTTTTTCACTCATCGCCAGCCACTTATACTCCACAACATCCTCATCCGACCGGCCCTTGATCGTCTCGACGTCTGTATTGGGCTGGACTCCTAAACTTGAATAACAGTCAAGAGCAAGAGAAAGGCTCAGCATACGATCATCTAGAGCACATTCACATAGGAAGCCTGAATATACTTGCCTAGCCGCCTCAATCACCGGCGCGGGGTCGCGGTACGGTCGGCAGTCTTCTGAGTACCACGTTGTGAGATAATTCAAATTTTCATCACCTACATCGATTAACTCTTTATATTCATTGCCGTATTTAATAAATGACAGCACATACCCACGCGGCCCTTGCACCAAATCACCTTTCTTGAAATCACTCACAGCCACTCTCCTGTCTTCATTTGTTCGGCTAGCTCTGTAGCCCGGGCCCCGACTTGCTTTGCCCATTTGCTATCAAGCATTTCTTCCGCTGCCTTGTCAAAATCGCCATACGCCAATGCTTCCCACATCCTTTTAAACTGCATGAGCTTACTCACACCCATAAAACCCATGTTTACCAAAACGCTCTTTCTAATCTCGTCCAAATTTGGATAAACAGGTTGTTTCTCTAGTAGGCGTCTGACTTCTGCAACGTCGGCCCAGAGCATTGACTCGGCCTCGCCTTCACTGATCCCCTTGTCTTCAATATTACGGCCATAACCAATCGTCAATTTGCCAGCCGTACACCGGTAAGGCTTTAGCCGCAGTCCTTCATGTCTCTTGAGTTGGTCTATAAGCTGTTTCACGACTTACTCCATCATAGCCGCGCGCGGCATTATATGTTCAAGCCCATTCAGCCCAGCCCTATCATCGGTCCCAATGCCACGAGCCTCGAACGTTACAAGAAATGCGGCATTACATAAAACGTGAGCCAAGTGGGGAAGGCCACTTTCAGGATCTTTATCTTCTCCGGCCTCCCACGCTGTTAAATGACGCTTTAACGCGGCAACGGATCGTCCCCAGTCAAAGCCCTTTTCCCAGTTGCGAGAATCATATTTTTTTGCTCCCATTGTAAGGACTTGACCAAGCAGCCAAGTTGCCTCTGGTGGTATCAGGTCTAAGCGCACCTTTCCACCATCAAACTTAGCACCTTCAATATTATTTTTCATTTTAAATAAACCTCCCGCATTTAACAACTTTCGGCTTGATTGCCTGTAATTTCTTGATATGAGAGTACCAAACAACTTTTTGAATGTCACCATCAAAATCGTTCGGCACATCAAAATGAACCAAGCCAAAATTTACAGTGCCGCTACAACGCTGAGCGCCGAACTTTGTGGCCGGACCCTGAAGAGGTGGTAGAGTCATTGCGAGATAATTAAGAGAATCGCCGACGTGAATGTGATAATGGACGTGTGAACGGATAAAAATATTCCCTTTTGGTGCCCCGTCGATTTCTTCCCACAGTCGGTTCCAAACGTACTCTTTTGCAAGCTGGGTTGCCCGACCGTGCGGAATAGACGATGACCCAAGGTGATGTTTTACATCAAAAACGCAACCGTTGATATCAAGCCAAACATGGTCGCCTATCGTCGCCTTTGCCTCTCTGGCTATCCAGTCCTCGCACTCTTCCCCATCGGTGGTAACATGATATCCTGTCCCGTGGGTCATGTGTACCTCAGACGCGCCAACAAACTTGATGCACTCAGAAGCCATTTCCGCTTGCTCCGTTGTCGAGGTCGTAATTAACTCAACACCGCCGCTACGCTTCCCCTTACCATCAACAGAATCACCGTTTACTATCATGACGTCAATATGCCCAAGGGACTTGACAACACTTTCAAAGTGGTCCCAAGCCTCTCGCTGCATGATGGATCTCTGTTTAAATCTTACGGGGGCGTTGTGGGCATATTGTACCTGCCAAGGTGGCGGTGTAAGACCGGCGAAATGTCCACAGTGCATATCCCCGATTGCAAGCACTCGTTTAAAATCCCTCACCACGTTTTTTGCAACTGGCCTGCGCAACTTTTCACGAGACGGCTCGACAACTTTGTCAGGAGTAGCGTCTAGCCACCGCGTAAACGTTGTCCTTGGCATGCCCAAAAGCTTAGCCGCCTCGCGTTTGCTGCCAGCTTTTTTATACCAACCTGCAACTGTATTACCCACGCTTACGCTCCTCGTTTATGTGGTCAGCATACGCTTGATCAACTTCGTCCAGAGTAAACCCCTCACGCAATTTCTTATTCCGCCACTCCCTGAGGGACATCGCCAATCTGTGTTCACGGGTAATTTTCATTTTTTTCTCCGTTTTAAATTTTGCGCCTAACGCATTTTTATCTTTCCGGCGGCACGACGGTGCAACTTTACCCTTAACTTGCCTCATATCGGACGCTACGTGCTAAATATGGCCCTTTAGAATCAACTTCTCACGTTTGATTGCAGCCTCAACCGTCAAATGACATTCTCCACCGTTCGTAATTCGCGAATTGCAAGCCATCTGAAAACCATTCCAAGCACAGCAACCTTTGTATTGCCCTTTGCGTCCTTGCCCCTCACATATCAACGGGAAGCGCGAGTGTATGATTTCCCAATCTGTCATTATAGTCCCAAAGCAGATCTCGTTTTTGCCGCGGAGGCCTCTGACTCATACAGCGACCACAAATCTGATCTCTCCTTCTCGGTAAGATATCTCCAGTCTGAGCGGCTAACGATCTTGCGCCCCCTGTCAACAAAAAAATCACGCTCCATGCCCTGCGGGTTGATTCCACCAACAGGCAGTTTACACTTTATTATTTTACACGAATTTACGCCATGGTTGTAAAACAGACTGACTGCGAGCCTAGACTTTTCTAGCGTAAAATCTCCACCCCTTGGAGTCTCTCGGCCCTTGTCTTTTTGGATACAAATAACGGCTATACCATCGTTAAGTCGCTCGTGTATCTTCTGAATCCAGCCGGCCACTAAAAAAAACTTATCCGAAACTTCAAGATAATCGATCACGTTAAAACCGTCAGGGTCGATTACTTGGTGAAAATCTCGCGTTCTTTCGTACGCGTTTAGACCATACCAACCCTCTTTCCTGTTGTCAACGTTCATAAGCCTTTGGCGCAATTCACCGTCTCCCATCTCGGAGTTAAACAGGTTTATTTTTTCGTGTGCGCCACCATTAACCTTTAAATTTCTGTGTATTATTTCAATCACCGTTGCTGTTTTTCCGGCGTTTGTTTCTCCAGCAAGGACAACAACATTCTTTTTCTGGACACCGCAAATTGAATGAAGTTCCAGCGGAAACCAAACCGGATAATATTCTACATCGGCGTTCTCCCAATCCATTTTACGGCAATCTTTAACGACTGACCTGTATTGTCCACGACGATCACCACACGGCTCAATTTTCCCCATGGTTACAAGATCACGCAAAACCATATCTCGAATTTCTGGATTTTCTCCAAGCATAAGCTCTTTCCCAAAAACAAATGCTGAAAACTCTCCAGCGGGCTGAGCATCGACCCAATCCTTTGCCTTCATGGTGAGATTCATCAACCCTTTTTCTCTCGCGTCATTATGCGGCACCATATCTCTCCTTGTGTTTTTCTGTGATTACGCTTGTCAAAATACGTATTTGTGTTTCTGCCCAGCGTTTTCTAGGGACGGACGCCGCATTTTCTATCACAGCAATTAACGCCAGGAACGTATCGTCTCCATATTTTAGCACCATGCCACGAAGTAAATCGTATTCTTTCACCTTGCCAGAGTGATACGCCTCAAGAGCGCGCCGAATAGTCATCCACGGCTCTTGGCCTGTTATGTATACGGGTGTGCTTTGAAACAACTCTGGATACATGTGCATACCTGACAATGCCCTGAGTTGTAGTTCATCAAGCACTGTTTATCTCCTTCGCCCTGGATGCAAGTATATTTGTAAACTTGATCTCACCGTTTCGGCCTTTCTTCGTCAGAGCGGCAAGCGATAAAATATTCACAGCCCAAAAATTATTATTTCTGGCCCACTCAATCGTTTCATAAACAGTCTGCCTGTTGAACCCTTGGACCCTGATGAGGTTGTCTATGGCCTTTGCCCCGTTCACGGCCTTTGAGTGTGTTGGTTTGCACATGGCCCCCCAGCGTTCATTTTGTTTTTTTAAGAACTCCTGTGAGAAGGAAAAATACTCTTTCCAGTCTTCCTCTTTGCACCTCTTTGGACGGGGTCCGGGGAGAGCGTTAGCGTCGACCCTATTCTTATTCTTTTCATTCTTATCATTCTTGTTAGTGTCTTTCTGTGGTACTTCTGTGGGCACGTCTGTGGTACTTTCTGTGGTACTTTTTGATTGATACTTTTCGTAATTGTTCAATGTTATTAGGCTGGTGGTCTTGTTTTTCTGTTGTACTATCTGTTGTTCTTTTTTTTCGAGTTCGTTCAAAAAATTACGAACCTTAGTTCTAGACCATTTCCACCTGTCAGAAAGCTTGTGTTGGGACCATCCGACTTGTCCACGCTTCACCTCAATGCGGTTGCCTCTGACCCTAATATATCCGTCCTTGTGGTTGGCAAGCATGACGAGGTCAACCCATGCTTGTCCACGGGTAAATGGCTCCGCTGTCCAGAGTTCATTTTCGCTTATTTGGCGGAATATTTTAACGTACCCACGGTGCATCTTACCCGCCTATCGCTTTTTGTAATGTCTTCATGGTTTTTATCTCTCTTTCCCACGTCAAACGCATTTGTTGGTACATTTCGGCTTCCGCTTCTGCTCTAGCGTTCTTTTCAGTCCTAGCGAACCAGAACTGAATGCCGTTTTTTTGTGCCCAGGATCGGCAGGAATTGACGAAAGCCTTTGGGTTGCCCTTACGCCTAGGCAAAGGGTGAAAAAGCGCGTCATAAGGGGCCTCGACGATAACCGCGAAATATTCGTATCCTCTTGCTCTGTGCATTTCGCGAGAAAAGCGGTCCCGGCCCTGAAACATTGAGCCATACAGGTCTATTAAGCTTTTACGCTCCCACCCGAACCGATGCTCAAAGTGTTTAATGGCATAGTCTCCAGTTGTGAGCGTCCCCACCTCCACGGAGACGGGGAAACGCTCAAACGTAAATGGTGACTGCTCTCGACTGTCTATTATTATTGTGAATTTTTTCATATTTAATTTAATGTCAGTTGGTGTAGTCGCTCTCCAGTTCATCTCCGCTGTCTATATTCATTGGCATTAAAACGGAGCGTCGTCCATTCCACTGGCCTCAGACGGGAAAGCTGGACCAAGATCATCTTTTTGTTGCTGTGGCTGTTGTGGGGCTTGCTGAGTAGTCTGTTGCTGTTGATATCCTCCCTGCTGCTGTTGATATCCTCCCTGCTGCTGCGGCTGTCCCTGTTGCTGTTCTGGTGCGCGGTCAAGTCCCTGCGCGTTGAACGCCTTGATTTCAGTCATGTATCTATCTTGGCCGGTGTTTTGATCCTGCCACTTGCGAGTTTCAAGGCTGCCCTCGATCATTACAAGTCGACCCTTGCCGAGATAATTCCCGCAAAACTCTGCCGTCCGGTTCCAGGCAACAACGTTATGCCATTCGGTCTTGTCAACCTTCTGGCCTGTTTGCTTGTCCTTGTATCCTTCGTCGGTTGCCACGGAGAACTTGCAACGTGCTGCCCCGTTTGGCGTGTATGACAACTCCGGGTCGCGCCCAAGCCGACCAATCAAAATTACTTTGTTCATGCTGCCTGCCATTACTGTAACTCCTTAATACGTTTTATTGTTTCCGCCAAATCTACGGCGAAGCGTTCAAGTTCATTGCTCAACTTTTCAATAAAGGTTTCGTCTCTAGTAACACGAACAATGAGCGCAGGCAATCCCGGGTTGAAAAACGACACAAAATCCCACCACTCACGGCCAGTGATAAACATTGACCCTTGGACCTGTTGATAATATTTAGTCGGCAATACTCCTTTGAAAAGATATTCAAGATGAGTGTGGATTTTAGGGCATTTAATTTCAACTCCGCCTTCATCACCCACAAGTCCGTCGGGAGAACATGAAAACAGCTTTCTCGCGTCGTGATAACAAAGCGCTACCTCTTTAACGTCAACGTCGTTCATAAACTCGTAATAACGCCGCGCTTCTGCTTCCATTTCCACCCCACGCTCCATGGCCGCGTTACTGTATCCTTCTGTCTTTTCGCCAATGATAGCTTCACCAGCAAGCTGATAGAGATACGCTTTGCGCTGTTTAGACGGCAGGCCCTTGCTTGTTACTATTTTATCGAAGCATGAGGCCGAAGGTATCCCGGATCGAGCCGCAAACCATTCTGGCGAACCCTGCTCAAAGTCTTCAATCGTTATCATTACGCCCCCTTCTTAACCTTGGCCTTGATTGCCTTCCTGGCAGACTTGTAATCGTCGGCGGCAATGTTCTCAACACTGGTAGAGCCAAACAAGGCGCAAAATTTGGAAATGTCTGAGCCTGTTTCCTTCAAGGCGGCATTAAGGTTTTCGGCCTGTTCCTTTGAAATAGAAACAAGCCCGATTGAATCGGCATCACGGTTGTCGTCAATCAGGAAAAGAGCATTGAGAGCGTATTTCCTTGCGTAGCTCGACGCCGCACCGGTCACTTGGCTTTCGTCCATCCCCTTTTTAGAAAGAGGCTCACGCGCCCATCCATAGCAACTCTTAGTCTCTCCGGTTGAGCATGACACGGTTGCCGTAGCCTTTAAATAATAGCGTTCACCGACAACAATAATTTCGTCTGTGAGTGTCAGCAGCAATCCAGAGGCCAGCAAGCTAGGCTTGAGTGCCTGGAGGATATCCTCACAAGTTCGATATGCGAACCCGCCAAATTTGTTGTCTCTCATCTTTGGGGCTTTCAAGTCGTGTTGGACTTTGAGAAGCTTTTCATCAAGGGTGTGCGTGTTTTTTTCCATTTCTACTCCTTTTGTTTTGTGCCAAGTTTATATATCCATTATAAACAAAAATCAAGTTTAAAATATTTCCAAAAAAAGGTTGACAGTATTGCGACGCTTATGATTAGATCTATTCAACACGACAGCAAAACATCTACCACTGAAAGTGGATGTGTAAAAACTTGCTATTCATTTGACCGGCACCGTGTCGGTGGCAATCTACGGACAGCCACAGCGGGCAACCGCAGGCAAAACGGGCAAGGTTCACATTTGGAACCTTTGATCCTCCTAGTCTCCTGCCTGGAGAGGTTAAACCCAGGCAACATTTTTTTGATCTTTGAAAATATGGTGGGGACTCGCGGCTAGAGGCAATTCGAGAAAGGTTTGCAAACCTTGATAGGGAGTAGAAAACACACCTATTGGCGGCCTTTTTCTAGTGAGGGCTGACGGTGTGCGGAGGTTCAAATCCTCCCCCGACCACCAAATTTTGAGCGGTTGTGAAATGAAAGGCAGGACAGCAAGTCTGATAGTCAGACTAACGTAAAAATCCACCGCTCTTTGATCTTTGAAATTCGATTTCTCATGTGATCACACCAACCATTTGAGGTCTGTACATGCTCATCTTGATTTCTGATTGGCTCCCCACAAAGAGCCAACGCAGAATGGATGAGGTTATCGCCGGACAGCCGCTGAGAACCGAAGGCGTTTGGAGCCTTTAAGGTCCGGCGGTTGGGCCGGGAGGTGATCTAATAGAAAAGGCGGGTGCCGCTTGGATTCGGCACCCGCTATCACATGAGACATCGAGTTTTTTTAAAAAAAAAGGTAAATATGCCAAATGATGGACGTAAAGATAGGTCAACCGGAGAGGTTTTCTACCACGGACAGTGGTGGGATGCAGAAGCCTCTTACCGGGAGGAAGCTGAAAAAGTAGCGTGTGAGCGCAATCATTTTAACCGAGAAAATGAGGAGGAGTCATGAAAAAAACGATCAAGATGTATATTCTTTGGTCAAAAGGCGTTGGCGGCTGGCATCCTGAAATATTTGACAACGAACGCTCCATGGAAGACCAGGCGGAAAGCAACGAGCGTCTTGGTGTTGAGTGTAAGCGCACTGTTGGGGTTCGCCCTCGCCATCGTGATAATTTTTCTGACTCTGCGACTGTTCCTGGTCCTCTTGGGGGATAGCCATGAAAATAAACCTCGATAATCGTGTTAGCATGTGCCCTGAGTGCCTGTGTGAAAAACTTCAATGCGTGTGCGGATCAGATAGACCGGCTATAATGATGAGCCGCAGAATGTTTGATATATTTCAAGCCATGGAAGATCATAACGTTCCGGTTGAGACAATCGATTTCGGCTCGTTTATAGACACAGAGCTTATTAAAATTGCCGGAGTCGCGTAATGGGCTATGCACAGTGTGCCCTTGAAGGGTGCGAAGTAACCTTCAGGAGGGAAAAGGGCAAGCGCATGAAGTATTGTTGTCATGAGCATGCAAAAGAAGGCAGAAAACAATCGTGGGCAAAGGCTGCAAAAAAATCAGACAGCAAAAAAAAATATTGTGAAATTTGTAAATGCAAATTCACGCCAAGAAATAAATTACAAGTTTTGTGCGGGAAAACATCCTGCAAAAAGAAAAGGGCCAAGTTGAAGGCAAAAGAGCTTTCAGACAGTG